TTAGCTGAAACTAAGAAAATCGTGGGCGAAGCTGACATTAAAGATCTAGAGTATGAAGTAGACGCAGAAGTCGAAGAACAAGGCGAACAAAAGCAAACTTATGCAAAAGTCCTTGCATCTAAGAACGTACCGTTAACTTCAGCTATAGACAAAGAAGCTATTCGTAATAAACTTCATTTTAGAAATAAATAATCAGGAGATTTTAAATGTATAATCGTGAATTATCACTCTTTGGACTTTATGAAGAAAAGTCCTTAGCAGCTGGTGTTACAGTAAGTGCCGAAGGGCAATTACTAGTAGCATTGCAACAAGGTGGCGTTGAAGTTGTTCAGCCCTGCCTTGGTGTTGCTAGCGAAGTACCAGTAGGCTTTAGCGTATCGACCCGTCTTTTGATCGGTCAAGAAGTTTTAGCTTTACAGGTTACTATCCCTTCAGTAGGTCCCTTCACTGTTACCTTGAACAATGCGACCAACATCGTTACAGGTCAAGTGTTAGTGTTTTCGAGCACTACTACTTTTACCAACGTAACTCCAGCAGGTCCTGCTACAACTCAATATTCTGTTGACTATGTTAACGGGATTTTGACTTTTGCAGCTGCTGATGCTGGTACTGCGGTTACTGTGTTCTTGAAACACAACTTAACTATCGCAGCTTCACGCACTTTATATCGTGAAGGTTTCTTGTTCAACGCCCGTGCTTTCGATGTTTACGGAAAGATCGACTGCGCATCTGGCAAAGGTTACATCTATACCGATCAGTATGATGTATCTGCGTCGTATGCCACTGGTCCTCTTAAAACATTCGCAGGTGGCTTAGTGTCAACTGCTGGTTCAGGAACTACTATTCCTGTTACCCAAGCTCGTATTATCAGTCAACCTACTGTGTCCAATCCATTTTTGGGCATTGAATTTAATATTTAATTAGCAATAGGCTAAGGAGAAAAATAATGGGAAATCCGTATTTAAAAAACAAGACGTTTCTTAAGCGCGCAAAAAAAGTTGGCGCTGAAGTTTCGTCTGTAGCAACTAAACCAAACTCACGCGAAAAATTCGTGGGAGCTAACGGTGAGTTCAACGCTGGTTCTAAAAAAGAACTAGTCGAAGTTCTTGGCGCTTTGTCAAGAGCTTTCGGCTCAGGTGATGTTTTAGAGCCAAAAAATGAATCTCGTCGTGAGCGTATGAAAAAAGTCTATGCTGACCACAAAGAGTTAATCACCGCCGCTGTTCGCAACGGTTCTGATTCTCAAGAGTGGAAAGCTTTAGGCGCAGTAGTTGGCGATGAAATCGTGACTGCTGGTGATCGTGAAGGCTTCGCTACCAATTTGCTTGAGAACAAAGACTTAGGCGCGGGCGAGATCGCTCGTTTCAAAGTCCGTGAAAAGCAAACCACTGGTTGGCAAGCTATCGGTCCTTCTCAGATTGCGCCATCAGTTATCCGTCAAGGCTACGTATATCCTGAAGAGTTCTATATCAATGTGAATATCCAAGTTGAAGAAAAAGAAATTCTTCAAAATCCAGGTGACATTTTGGAAGAAAAACTTGCAGAGGGTATCGAGCAAACTATGGTTATTGAAGATCGTATCTTCAAACAAGCTATGGATGCCGCAGCTTCGACTGCTAACGATCTGTTCTTCTTCAACAGCTTTACCCCAACGGTAATGCAGTCGATGAAAACTGAGATCGCATACTGGGGATTGAACGTATCGACTATGTTGATCCCTTCGATATCTGGAATGATATTATCACAGATAATGATTTCGTTAACTTCTTCGATCAAGTGTCGAAACACGAGATCGTTGTAAACGGTTCGTTACCATCTATCTTAGGTGTTAACATCGTTACCGACGGCTTCCGTGAATCTCACTTGAAAGTGTTGAACCAAGGTGAAGTATACATGTTGGCTCAACCTCAAGAACTTGGCGGTATCACTTCTCGTGGTGATCTCGTTACAGAACCAACTCGTGGATACAACATGGGCCAGCCATGGCGCGGTTGGTTCATGACCCGTCTGCGTTCGGTTGTTATCGGCAACTCACGCGGCATGGTTCGCGGTCAGCGCTCATAATATTTGTG